ATTAGTTCTAAAATTTGTTCTTTGTCCATAATAAATTGTTTTTGTTTCTGCGAATATACGCAACATTTGCAAATATGTTCACTTTTATAAACATTTTTTTAAACTTTTTTTTTTGGAGTGTAAGGATTTACCCTGATTTTGTGACAAAATTCGTCAGGTTTTACCCTTATTTTGTGACATGAGTACCCGAAAAGGTACAAAACGTACCCGAAAAGGTACAATATATTGTGGGTTTAGTCGGTTTATACCCGATTAGGTACGCAAATGTTCGCAAATATCCTATTATAATACGAAAAAAGGGAGCCCGAAAGCTCCCCTAAAACAACGTATTATGAATACGGCACTAAGTTACAAAGGAAATTTAATTGAATCGATAGACTTGGCGGTTTTTTTCATCTTGTTCTCCTCATATCTTCCGCACTCAATGGTTAGGATACGTCCTCCAGTTGGCTTGATGGGAGCACCACGCTCAACGTGCCACCCTTTTGAGCCATCACCATACTCTTCTTTGTAGGTACCAGTGAGCATGAGATGGATATCTTTGTGTTGATGGCGATATCCGGTCTTTGAATGGAAGGTAACGGTGTCACGCACATCATTTCGGGCAGCATTCTCGTGTATGTGACCCATAGTGAACACATCGAAGTCCTCATACATCTCGAGAGCTCGAGTCAAATTGAGAGCTCCCTTGGTCACCACACCACCACCACCACTGCCGTGAAAGTACTTTATTTTGGTAGCCATCTGCACGTTGCCATTGAATGTCTGACGAACAATAAGCCAACCACCATAGCCACCGGTGAACACATTGCTGCCAGCTTTGTAGTTTAGGAGGTCAACGAATCGCTGAAGGAGGTCTGTCTCTTGATACTTAATGATTGCGGTCTCGTGGTTGCCGTATCCGATTACCGTCAGAATGTGAGCATAGGGAAGAAACCATTCAACAGCTGTCTCAACCACACTATCCAAGTACTTTGCATTGTTGTGCTCTGGTCGGATGTCTGACTTGTTTCCTCTGCGATCACCTTTCCCTTGCATGAGGCAGAACATATCGCCATTAATCATCACGGGGATGTTGTGCTCCAGGCAATAGTCGAGGTCACGCTTGAGCAGCTTCCAATCGCTTTTTGGATTGTCCCAATGGACATCTGATAGCATCGCTATCTTCACCAAGTTGCCATCGAGTTGAAGCTCGTGGATGTTCTTGGCGTGCTTTTTTAATATCATATATTGGATTTAGAGTATCTGAATAGATACATTGTTCCCATGCCAATCACAAAGCCAAGAATCAGCACCCAAAATGATGGCTTTTCTTTCTGTGATTTGTACTTCGCCACCTCTATCTTCTGCACTTGGTGGATAGTGTCTCTTTTTAGTTTATACCGAATGCGCTCCTGGTATCTCGTCAAGGGCACATAAGATGTTTTATAGCGCACTATGGTGTCCTTCTGTACCAACACCTTCTCCCAATAGATTGAATCGTTTACAACGTATGGAATCGAGTCGATTGAGGTGATGCGGATGGTATCTCCAACCTCATCGCAGCGGTATCCTTTCTTAATTGCTTTCTGCACATGGTAGTTGGCAGTGCAACTTGTCGCAAGTATTACCAATATTAGAGACAGAATCTTCATAAGTTCTCAAGCATTTGAATCATTCTCGGGCAAGGATAGATGTCACTCTTGTCCTTTCTAACCGAATTGTGAGTATAGATACCAGGAGTGCCCTTGAATGCCTCCTTGTCAAGCGAAAATATCTGCGCTCTATATTCTTTCGGTATGTTATAGGTATCGCAGAGATAGACCAACAACTGTCGAGTGCTTTCAATTTGTGCATCTGTATATTTGTACCAGTGCTTGAATCCCTTGAATGGCTCATCCAATGTGGTCACCATAGATTCAGGCACTCGAGTGTTGACATAGTTGTAGAACTTACCATCTTTCTCCTTGAGATATCCCCAGTTGCAGACCTCGATTCCAACAGAAGCCTTGTCAAGATTTTGATATTTGGCACCTTGACCTTTGAATTCTGCTTTGCTGATGCCAAGATGCCACGCCCAATGCTTGGATGAGAAGCACTGAACAATCAATCCATCTTGACCAACCACAAAAGCAGTGGCTACTCTGTCGTTGGTGCCGTTCCAATACCTACTGACTGCCTCTGCATTGCCGTTGCCAGCAGTGTGGTGCAAATAGATTTGAGTCTTGGCTGACTCCTCGGCAAAGTACTGCGACTCTTTGAGCCTGACTTGCTTGATTTTTGAGATGTCTAATTCCATTTGTCAAGTTTTTTGTCCAATAAACTGGACTTTAATAAACCCCGACAACAGTATCATCGGGGGGTTCTCGGTGCTCACCTATGGTGGTCAGTCGAGTGGAGTTACTTCCATTTCTCGAGTTCTTCTTTTGATCGTGTGACGAATTTACGCATCGCAGCAAGGATGTTCTTGCCAGTTACGCTTTCATATGATTCGTTGATGCTTTTCACCTCAACCACTACGCAAAAGAAAGCCACAAATTTTGTCATGATAAGCTCAACCGAAATGAAGTGAGCGATGATATCACCAGCGATGTACTTCTCAATCAAGAATGTGAACACGATGCCGCCAGAGTAAAGCAATGACTTGCCGATGGTGTCAGATAGTCTGCGAGATTTGAATGCTTGCCAGCCTCCTTTCTTTACGCTTCGCCATACTCCGAATATGGTATCAATGAATATGGCAAGAATGGCAATCAATACCATTGGTTGTACTGGTGAGAGTATGGTGAGGAATGAAGCGGTCAAAATGAATAGGCTGTTTTTCATCAGATGACAAGAATTTGATTGTTGTATCCGTTGTTGCGTGGATATCCACAATTCCACACACCATTCATGAAGCAATCACCGATGCACTGCACGCACTCAATTTGTGGGCGAAGGTCGGTATCACGATTCTCATGGCTTATGAAGATAGGATATTCTGCTCTGTTTTTCACCAGGTATCTGATGAGGCGCATCTCAAAGAAAGATGCCTTCTGAGCGAAGTGCTCCATGCCGAATGCCACCTCACTGCGCCCTACTGGCTGAGAGAAGTCACCACTCTGCTGCTGGAGTCCCTTGTTCTTGAGCTGATACGTCAAGCCAAAGACAGCATCTTCAGCAGACCTCCAAGCGATGACCGGCTGAATGAATGCAACGAGCTGCTCCTCTTCAGGTGTCAACGTCTGGTTGTTGTAAGCATCGAGCAAATGGTTGTAGAATACGGTGCCCAATATCGGCATCACTCTGAGCTGTGCTTGAGTGGCTACATATGGGAATACATCAGTCACATCCACATTGGCAGTGATTGGTGTGTTGGTCTTGAGATAGTTCTCTGTGATAAAATACAACATTATGCTTGAGGTATTTGTTCTTGAATTGGTTGAAGTCCAGCAAGTGCTCTTAATTCATTTGGCGTCATTTGTTCAATAACTTTTTGAGCAATTGATGGCTCAAGGCTATTTAATGAATCAATAATATGCGCCATTTGTTCATCACGCTCAACAATGGTTTCATTGATGATTTGGAAGTTGTTGATAGTAAAGTCAGCGAAGCCGAGCTTGGCGATGTGCAGAATCTCATTGAAGATATCTTGCACTTGCTCACGCAATGGCATCACGACATTCTTTTCAAAGATGATGTATGCTTGCTTGATATCGCTACCAGAACCAAGTGAGCCAGTGGTTCGGACACCCATCAAGATTGGGTCAATGGTATGGGCAAAGCAGATTTGCTCTGTATTCAATCCGGATGCTTCCTGGAAGAGCTTGTCATTTGAGTTTGTTGGGATGCTCTCAATCTTTGGAAGCTGGTCTTGTGAGTTCGCAAAAAATGCGGCAGTCTTGCCTGAGTTGGCGGCTCCCTTAAGCTTGTCGATTGTGTTTCTCAGTACGTTTTTTTCCTCTTCAGATTGCGGACGTTTTGGGAACATGATCGCAAAAGATGGGAAGATGCTGTTCTGAATGTTGCTCTTGGCAAAATACGAAAGCTCACCAGATAGGAATGCAAAGTTAAGTGCAGAGCTGTACTTTGGAAGCGGATACCAGTCCTGGCCAAGGGTCTCAACCTCATAAACGAACAACTGCTCTGTGTCAGTGCAAGATGGGTGATGCTTCTTTATTTCTCTCACGTTGATTCGAGCCGACCAATCCTCACAGATGAAGTACTGATTCGGTTGACGACCACGTCTCACTTTCTCTGGCGATACGTTGTGAGCTCTCTTGAGCTTCATCTTCTCATCAAATACCAAGCGAAAGTAAACACGATTGTGCACAACCAACTGCTCAGTGACTGCTCTTGCAATCTTTTTGATGTTTACTTTCTTCTCGAATGTGTAGAGGTCAAGCAAATCTTTGGCTGTTGCGCCATCAACTTTGATGTCGAAGCCACCACCAATGACAGCATTGGTCTTGTAGTCCACGATGGCACCATGAAGTGGTGAGCTGAACACCATTTGATTGAGTAGCTCTGGATACATATTGTCCTGGCCAAATGAAATCCATCCAGCAGTGGTGTATCTGCCGTTGACGTATGGCAAAGAAAGGTTTGCGCCACCAACTTTCAAGAATGGTGTGCTGAATGCCTCATAATTTGGCGAGATGACTTCCATCTCTGCTGGTTTTTGTGCTCTGAATCTATCGAATATGCCCATGATTAGTCGTAAATTGATGATGTCGATGCGCCACTCACAACCATTCTGCCCTCTTCAATCACTACACCAGTGGTATCGCTGATTTCTGTGGGGGGAATTGTTGATTCGTACACCGAGTATGTATATTGTCCCTTCATTAGCTCGACATCAACTGGCTCATCCAGGTAAAAGAGATTGAATCTCTCTGGATAATCAGATTCGTCTGGTGACGTGAAAAGGATTGGGTCGGATGTCGGGTTCATTTCGTTCTGAAAAACGAACAAATAATATGGCGAAGTCAATGTCGACACCTCTGTCAGTGTCAGCACAATCGAATTCACCTCTCCCTTGTTAATGTAAATCATTTACTTATATTGCAATGAGGTCAAATTTTGTTCACAAAAAAAAGCCACCCGGTGTGGATGGCTCTTTGTAGTAGGTTAATTAAGATTAAGCAATGACAGCATTCACAGCAGCCTCTTCGATTTCATATGATAAGAAAGCATCTTCCGAGACAAGTGTCACAGAGTACTTACTACCATCTGCACGAGTAGTGCCAGAACCTTCACCAACAGCACTCAACTGAAGGAATGGGAAGTACCAGTACTTGCCGTTCATATCCTTCACGATTGCGTTAAGGTATTGCTGACCAGCACCCAAGATTTTGATTGCTTGAGATTTATCTTGGTCACGACGGTGGAACATCAACGAGATTGTTTTTGTCACATAAGATGAACCATTCACAAGGTCAATCGCTGCATCTTCAGTGTAGCTTCCAGTGTTACGACGTATCTCGAAAGGAGTATAGTCAGGAGCACCACCAGCTAAAGTGATCGCATCGATTGTCCAAGTGTTGGTTGCATCCAAAGTAAATGATGCAATGTTGTCTTGTTGATTAATCCAAATTTTTTCAATGCCTCCACTGTTGTTGTCACATGACTTCACAATGGATTCGAGAGCTTCGCACGACATAGGTATTTGATTTTGAATTAGTTAAAAAATAGGGGGGAATTTACACCCCCCTGGATATATTAAGAGTAGAGAACTACTTCAGCACCATTCACGTGAACGAAACCAACTTTCATGTTTGCACGAGTACGGATGTACGGCTCTGCAACTGTGTCAGAAAGGTTGACAGCTTTCAACGCTTTGTCATCACCTTCTGCATCGAAT